TTCAAAGCCGGGGCGTTCAAAATGATTAAGGACGAGGAGACGAAGGAGTGGCGAGCCTTCGATCCCGTCAAGGATGCCGACCGCAAGGCCGAGGCCAAGCCGGCCCCGCCGTTGGTGCCACCAAGATTCGTCTCAGAGACTTCCTGGGTCCTGAAGAACGCCGGCTACTGCCAACGGGTGGTCCTGGCGAACGGCTGGACGGTCCACTTCTTCTCATCGGAGGGTGAGCCGCCCCAGGGGTTCCAGGCCGACCTTGTCCACCTGGACGAAGATATATCAAACCCCTCTTGGGTGGGTGAAATGCAGGCCCGCCTGGCTGACCGCAAGGGAAGGCTAATGTGGTCAGCCATGCCGCACTCCAAGAACGACGCCCTGCTGGGGCTGTGCGAGCGAGCCGACAAGGAGCGGGAGGACGGCATCGACCCTCCAAGAATCGAAAAGTTTGTCTATCGGTTCCTGGACAACGACCACATCGACCCGGAGGAGAAGGAGAAGAACATCGCCCGGTGGTCGGCCCTGGGCGTGGACGAGCTTCGCATGCGGGCCGAGGGGGAGTTCACCCAGGACTCCATCCTGATGTACCCCAACTTCTCGCCAGTCCACATGATGAGCCTAGAAGGGGGCGTACCGCATGAGTGGACCCGTTATGTAGCGATTGACCCCGGCCACACAGTGATGGCTTGTGTCTTTGGGGCGGTCCCACCTGACGAGCGATTCCTGCTAATCTACGACGAACTGTACATCCGTAACGCTAACGCACTGATCTGGGGCGAGGAGTTCGCCAAGAAGGTGCGAGATCAGCATATCTACGCGGCCATCATGGACATGCACGGCGGCACGCTCAGAGACCTTGGCTCCGGCCGGCTGCCGTGCGACCTGTATTCAGAGCAACTGAGAAACCGGAAGATTCGCTTCCAACTGGGCGGCCATCAGTTCATCCCTGGATCGGATGACATCGTCGCCAGGACGAGCCTGGTCAGGCAGATGCTCCACATCCGGGGCGATGGAACAACACAACTGCGGTTCCTGGAGGGAGCCTGCCCGGAGCTGATCCGGGAGATAAAGCGATACAAGAAGAAAGTGATCCAGAGCAACTCCGGGGCGTTCGTCACTGACATGCCCAACACCCGCGGCGAAGTCCACGCCGTCCAGTGCTTGGAGTACCTCTGCGCCTATGAGCCGTCATACCACGCCCCCCCGTCTACGCCGGCCGCCGACCCCTGGTGGGTGAAGTGGCTGGCGGAGAGAAAGAAGCGGCGGGGCGAGGATGGTAAGGGTTACGTCTGTTTGGGTCCTACAAGGAGCTAGTTATGTGGTCGATGCCTGAAGCCGGTCTTGGTGATACCGTCCTGTTCCGCCCCCATGAGGGTGCCGAGGCCCAGATGGCGTTTGTGGCCAAGGTCGGCAGGGACACGCTCTACCTGTGGGCCCTGTCCCCTGGGTACGGGGGTGTCGAAAAGCCGTCTGTCCACCACGTCGATGACCCCCGCCTGGCGGACAACCCGGAGTGGAAGAAGTTCGGCACCTGGGAACACCGCCCGCGGGACCCCCGGATTGCCCAGCTCTCCGAGCGGCTTTCGGCCCTGGAGCGGCGTTCACCGGGCAATAAGAAGTAGCCCAGGAAACTCCGATGTCTGAGACAAACCCGCTCCGCCCCATCGTTAAGGGGTGGCTAGAAAAGATTCACCTGGCCAAGGAGCATAAAAAGCCCTTCCAGGAGGACGCCGAAGAGGCGATGAACTTCTATGACGGCGACAACGCATGGATGTTCAAATCTGAGTACAGCCGGGGCGAGAAGGGGTTTGTCAAGGGCCTAGCGCCGCCGGCCTTCCGGATGACCGTCAACCGGGTCTGGGAGGCCGTTCGGCTCTTTGGCTCAGTCATCCACCACCGCAACCCGTCCCGGGTCTGCACGCCCCGCCAGCATCCGATCATCGCCCCGCAGATGCTGGGGATCATTCCGCAGCCGCCGGTCCCGCAGATGGGTCCGGACGGCCAGCCAGTCATGGGGCCCGATGGCCAGCCGGTGATGATGCCGGACCCCATGATGCAGATGTACCAGCAGATGGTCCAGCAGACCCAGTTCCTCTCGGAGCGGCGGAACGTCATCTCCAAGCTGATGGATGAGTACCTGAACTACTCAGCCAATGAGATGAACCTGAAGGACCAGTCCCGGATGGTGGTGGACGAGGCCCTGATCAAAGGTGCCAGTTGCTGGTTCACGGAGTTGTACCAGCCTCCCGGCTCCGACCAGCGGATCGCTACTTCGTTCTATGAGTCCTTCGACAACATCGTCTGGGACCCGGACGCCGACAGTCAGGACGACATCCTGTGGCTGGCCAGGCGGAGGTGTCATCCCAAGGACTTTGTGGCCGCCAAGTTTGGCCTGAACCCAGAAGACCTGAAGGGCCACGCCGAGAGCTACGATTCTCGCAGCACCCGCAAAGAGCGGGGCTATGAGACTCGCAAGAAGATGGGCAAGACCAACGACCTGGTCACCTATTGGGAAATCTATTCCAAGACTGGCTTTGGTGACCGGCTGAAGGACGCCGACCAGCAGATTAGGGGCAAGTTCGATGCCCTTGGCGAATACTGCTACATCGTCGTTGCGGAGGGGGTGGACTTCCCGCTGAACGTCCCGCAGGAACTACTCCAAGAGGACGTGGACGAGACGGGCGTCCCCCCTGCACTGTTCGCCTCCTGCCAGTGGCCGATTCCATTCTGGGCAGAGCCCCACGGCTGGCCTTGTACCATTCTCCAGTGGTTCAAAAAGCCGGGCTACTCCTATCCCATCTCGCTGATCAAACCGGGGATTGGTGAGCTGCGGTTCATCAACTGGGCGATGTCCTTCATGGCGACCAAGATCGCCACCTCATCCCAGACGATGATCGGCGTGGCCAAGGCCGCAGACAACGACCTGAAGGCCAAGATTCTGGATTCAGATGAGTCAGGCTTCAAAATCGTTGAAATCTCCGAAGCCATTGGCCGGAACGTCAACGACATCATCAGCGTGTTCAACTTGCCCGGCGTATCGATGGACATGTGGAACATCGTTGCCGCGGTCACGGAGCTGTTCGACCGCCGGGTGGGTCTGACAGAACTCATTTATGGCATGTCCAGAAATCAGTTCAGGAGTGCCGCAGAGGCCGCCGTGAAGGCTGAGCAGATTTCCGTGAGGCCCGACGACATGGCCAACACCCTGGAGGATGCTCTGTCAGAGGTGGCCCGCAAGGAAGCCTTCCTGGCGAGGTGGCTGGTCCAGCCCCAGGACGTTGCCCCTCTCCTTGGGCCCTTGGCTGCGCAGGCCTGGCAGATGCACGTCCAGGGCATGGACCCAGAGCAGCTTCTGCGGGAGTTTGACTTCCGCGTGGAGGCCGGCAGTGCGAGGAAGCCCAACAAGGGAACCAAGGTCGAACAGGTCAACCAGGCCATGCAGGTCATGATGCCTGTGGCCCAGGGCATGATGCAGGCCGGCATGCCGAATCTGTTCAACGCCTTGTTGGAGGATTGGGGGAGGGCCATGGACATCGATGTGAGTAAGTACCTGGTGCCGCCGCCGCCCCCGCCGCCGCCAGGACCTCCGCCGGGGCAGGAGCCGCCAGATGGAAATCCCGCTGACAATCAGCCGGCTGGGCCCGGAGGCTGAGGAAACCTACCGCAGGGCCCTGCCCTACGGTGAGCGATGGGCTGAGATGTGCGCCCTTCAGTGCCCTCCTGGGACCAAAGGGTCCGACAGGGCCTTCATGGAGGGGCGACTAAACCAGCAGTGGCTGGACAACATGCCCAAGAAGCAGGCAGAGACCATCCTGCGGGAGGCCCGTGCAGCCGGGATCGACCCTAGCGGAAAGGTCTATGTGGGCGGCCTGGCCGATGGCCGGGCCCACCGTGATCCTTTGGCGTGGGTGGACTCCACGGCGGACATTAAGAAGGTAGCGAGGCAACGCAACCTGACGGTGGAAGGTGCGGTGACCCACCATGGGACTCCCGTGCCACCCAAGCGGACGGTGCTGAATGAGCGAATCATTAAGGAGGAGCTGCCCCGCTACCGCAAGCGGCATCCTGGCAAGAAGGATGGCGAGCTGCGGGAGATGATCATCAACAAGCAGGCACATCCAAAGAAGAGGCAGGGCAAATGATCGAAATCACCCGGTTCCAGAACACCGTCAGTATCGTTGCGTCCAGCGCCGCTGCGTCAACGAGCCCACGGTTCGCCTTCACTCATATGGCTGGTGCTGGGGTGCTGATCGGCAACACGGCCGGTGCCACCCAGATCGACTGGTACGGTGCCCACGGCCAGAACGAAACGCCCCTGGCGATCTACGCCGATGGCTCCGCTGTGACAACTGCTGTGACAGTGGGTGCCCACCCGGTGCCTGATGCCTGCTTTGCCTTCCCGTTTGTCGTTCCGGTGGTGACAGGCAATACCACCTGCGCCATGACCGTCTGCCTGAAGGGTTAGCCATGTCCGTACCATCATTCCCGCCTCGCTCTGAAGACACCGTCAAAAGCGTAGCCGCCGGCATCGCTGGGGCTACGGAGATTCGCAACATTGTGACCCTCTCCCAGAGCGACTACGACGCTCTCTCGGCCCCGGACGCCAAGACGCTCTACATCATTACGTCCTGAGAGAGCCTCATGCCAACTTACACTGACGAGTACACGCCGGGCGATATAGCGGCGGTGGAATCCAGCCTGCGCACTTCTCGGTCACCGGAGGATCTGATCCGCAGGCTGCGTTTGGTTCGGGGCGCGCGGTCGCCGTCCATGGCGCGGCACGCGGCGTTGATTGCGGTTGCGGACATCCAGGCAGGGGACAACCACCACATTAACTACGACAAGTTTGTGGACGGCGGAGTGCTTGATGCGTTGACGGCGGAATCCCAAGGAAGGCCCTTAACCCCTGAGCAAATCCAAATCATGAACCAGCGATACCGCTCGGCCGGCACGCCGGCCCACCAGTCGCTGGAGCGGCTCTACGAATCATCCGACAAGCGCTGGGACCGATAAGTCCCAAGAGAGAGGCTCTAGCGTCATGCCGCTGAAACTAGGCACCCAGGACGTAACGCTGAAACTCGGCAGCCAGGACGTGACGGCGTACCTGGGTGCGGAGGAGGTGAGTGCGTTTGACCCGACAAGTATTGAAGGGCTGGCCCTCTGGCTGGACGCGGCGGACGGTTCGACGCTGTTCCAGAACAGCGACGGCACCACGCCCGCCACCGAAACCAGCGATCCGGTGGGCTACTGGGGCGACAAGTCAGGGAACAACCGACACGCCACGCAGGCGACGGCAGGGAATAGGCCGACGATCACAAGCATCGGCAGCCGGAAAGGATTGCAATATGCAGCCTCGCCTGCCACTTGGCTAACTACGACAGGCAGCAACCTTGGGCTGTCGCAACCGTACACTGCTTTCTATGCGATCAAGGCTAACGCCAGTGGTATCGGCACATTGTTTGATGGGAGTGCTGGCAGCACGCGGGCTATTCTTTCTGGCACTGTGAACAGCACAACACAAGCCTGGGCGGGTACAGCATTTCAGATTTACGGATACTGGAAGGCGTCCGACATCGCTGTCGGTGCGTTTCGGTTTGATGGGGCTAGTTCTTCTGGCGCGGTAAACAACAAATCGCTGTCAGTGGTAGACAGCACTGTTGGAAGCAACGGACTGTCGCAGCACATCAATGTCGGCGCGTTTACAAACAACACAGCGATTTTGCCCGGTGCGTTTGGCGAACTGCTACTATACGATGGCAGTGTGAGTGATGCTGACGCGGGCCGGGTGATCGACTACCTCGCCCGCAAGTGGGGCATCACCCTCGCCCCGCAGGTGAGCAACGCCGACGCACAGGATTGGGTGAACCGCGTGTACGCCAACGGCGGGACGGTCAGCGAATCGACGGCGGCGGCGGTCAACACCTTCTGCAACGCCATCGACGCGGCATCCATCCGCGACCGCTTTTACCGGCTCAACCTGTTCGCCGGAACGGGGCTCAACGCCGCGCTGGTGCCGCTGTACCGGGGGCCGACGTTCGGCGGGACGACCTACGGAAACGCGACCGATACGAACCCAGGAGCAGGCCCATTCGTCAGTGGCGACTACAGTCCGACGGTAGGCTTGGTAAAAACGGGAAACACCAGTGCCTACTTAGACACAGGGTTGGCTATTGACGATCTTCCCTCCGCAGCAACGGGTCATATTGCGGCGTGGATGGGCACGCATACACCTGCTGCGTTCTTGATCCCTGTCGGTGCAAACGTCAGCACAACAGACCGATACTGGCTAGTCAGTTGGACTACCGGAGGCGATCAGGTTGTGCGTGGCTATTGGGGAGGAAACAGTCCAGCCCAAACGGCAACGCTGGGAGCAACCATTGCTGCCGGTCTTTACATCGCCAACAGGTCTGGGGCCACATCGCTAGACGTTTACGAGGGCGGCACGTCGATTGCCAGCCTAGCCTCTAGCGTCACGCCAGGGGCGATCTCTGAAAACTTCTATGTAGCGGCGGCAAACGACAGTGGCACGCCGGGCGCATTTGTGACATTTCCGCTGGCCGGTTATTCGATTGGCCTGTCGCTGACGCAGCCGCAAGCCGCCGCCTACGATGCTGCCTACACCGCGTTGATTTCTGCGTTAGGGAGGCCGCTTGTATGACGCTGGAGGACGTTGAGTTTCCTGTGTCTTTGGAGTGGTGCAAGGAGTACGCCCTTGTGTTTCCGCAGCCGCTTGCTGAGAGGCTCTCGGAACTGCACGCTGCACACGGCAGCCCAAACTGCTGGCCGATTGCTGCCAGCCTGCCCGACGGGCGGTTTTACCTGCACGCCGATGTGCTGACAGAGGTGATGCCTGGAGGTCTGCTGCATGGCATGTGGTCAGCGTCTGACCCGGCAATCCTGCTGCCTGCCGTCGAAGTAGTGCCGCTGGCCGAAGCCCTCGCCCTCCTCCCCCCTGACCCAACAACCCCATGACCCTGAAACTCGGCACCACCGACGCGACGTTACGGCTGGGCTCTGCCGCCTACCCGACGAAAGCGTATTTGGGCGACACGCTCGTTGCGGCGACGGTGCCGGGTGCGCCGACGAT